GGGAGGAACGCTCAAAAACCTCAATACAAAAACGGTAAGGAGGTCAAAAAGGATTTTAACGAACGAACCTACGACTACAAGGAAGAAGAGGTGAAGCTCCTGGGATGGGATAAACCACAGGAAGGCAAAGCGGATGGAGAGGATATCTTGAACATGATAAGGAGGGGAACGGATGGCGACTAAAAACAAGTATGGCAACAACAAGATCACGGTGGACGGAATAACCTTCGACTCCAAGGATGAAGCTAAATTTTATAGTTACCTCCTGAAGTCAAAAGCAGAGGGTCATATCATAAACTTCGAGCTTCAGCCTAAATATGAACTACAGCCTAAATTCAAGGACGCGGACGGAAAATCATACCAGGCGATAACCTACAGTCCAGACTTCCTTATCTATAACCTCGATGGATCTCTGGAGTGTATCGATGTCAAGTCCATGGGTACAGCTACCCAGCAAGGCGAATTGAGAAAGAAGATGTTCATCTACAAATACCCACATATCAGATTGACCTGGGTATCCAGGAATATCAAGAGAGCGACATTCGGCGGGGAATGGATTTTGTACGACGAACTGAAGAAACAACTCGCAAAAGATAAGAGGGAGAAGAAGGAGGCAGAAAATGAGGGGCATTAAGCAACCAATAAACCAGATGGACAAGCGGGGCAATATCTTGAAAACATATAACTCCATTGCTGAGGCAGAGGAAAACACCGACATCTACCAAACGAACATTGCCAAGTGCTGCCAAGGATTAAGAAAAACAGCCGGCAAGTTTAAATGGGGTTATGCGGAGGAACCCAAATGTTAATTTATGTAGCACACCCATACGCGAACCTAGCCAGTAACAAGAAATCAGTCGAGCTCATCATCAAAGAACTATCGCTAAAGAATCCGAACAAAGTCTACGTGAGTCCAATTCACGCCTTCGGGTTCTTGTATCAGACGGTTTCATACGAGAGAGGGATGTATTATTGCAGGACGCTGCTGTCGGAATGTGATTCTGCGATTTTCTGCAAGGGCTGGGAAGAATCGAAGGGGTGCAGGTTGGAGATGGAATATTGCAAGGAAAATGGAACTGAGTGGGAGGTAATGGAATGACAATAAAAGAGTTAGATAGAGCAAACGAACTACACCAAGAGATAAAAGAGTTGGAAGATTTTGTTTTCACAGCTTCAAAGGTGTGGAAAGGTAAGTTAATTCAAGAGAAAAAAAGATTTGTCTTCCAGACTCTGTCATATGGATGGTTTACATCGATGGAATATGCCCTGAGCACAGAAGCTAAAAACGAAGTGCTAAAGGTCCTGCAAACAAGGTTGCTCAAACTGAAGACAGAGCTTGATCAATTAGGGACGGAGGCCACCAATGAAACCCTATAAACCGATGACACAGGATAACATCCTGAAAATCAACGAACTCTACAACGGGGGGAAGACCTGTAAAGAGATAGGCAAAGAATTAAATTATGGAATTCAGACGGTTGCTAATTATGTTTGGGAGCCAAGGGGCAGAGGGGAGAAGGGGGAGTAAATGCTTAAAATCTTAGAATTATTTGGCGGAATAGGTTCACCCAGAATCGCATTAAGAAACATCGGAATTCCTGTAAAATCCATAGATTATGTGGAAATAGATCTCAAAGCAGTAAAATCCTATAATGCCATGTTTGCAAAAGAGCTACCTTATAAAACACAATCAGTGGTTGGGTGGGATTTAAAACCAGATATCTTAATTCATGGTTCGCCTTGTCAGGATTTCAGCATTGCAGGACTTCAAAAGGGAGCAGACCCAGGAACAGAAACCCGATCATCCCTCATGTGGGAAACCATTAGAATCATTCAGCAAATGGGCGCATGGAAACCAAGAATTGTCATATGGGAAAATGTCAAAAATGTATTGTCTAAGCACATGATCCATAATTTTAATGGCTATCTAAGAAAAATGGAAAAGCTAGGATATGCGAATTCATTTGAGGTTCTGGATTCCAGAGAATTCGGACTACCGCAAGCGAGAGAAAGAGTATTTACAATAAGCTGCTTGGATGGAACCCACTTCGATTTTACAGACTTAATCAGGACACCAATGAGAGATATTAAAGAGTTTATGAGTGATTACCGCGAAGAACATATTGTAACCCAACCATCTATGTTAAGTCTTATAGACGGTACTAGCAAATCAACCTTTAATGGCAGAGTGGAGGTTATAAAGGACTATTGCACAACAATAACTACAAAGCAAATGAGAAGCCCGAATAGTGGAGTAATTGAAGTGCCTGAAGGATATAGATACCTCACTGAACTCGAATGTTGGAGGCTACAAGGCTATGCAGATGCAGATTACTATAACGCCTTATCGGTTCATCCAGGACAAGAGGGAAAGCTTAATGGAGCATTATACAAGCAAGCCGGAAACAGTATCCCCGTAACTATCTTTGAGAGCATCTTCAGAAAGATTTTATTAGGTGAAGTGGTAGAAATACACGAAAAACAGTTATCCGTTATATAACCACGATAACCACAAAATCAGCTTTATAAGGAGGATATATGAGTTTAAAGAAGTGGAAAGAAAAAAAGATAAAGCCATGTGAGCCACTAAAGGAAAGTAGTCCTATTCCTACAGAAGATATGACTTCCTCTTTTTATGTCATGGATTGCCTTAAAGAAAATCCCTATTTGTTTGACGAGCCCGACATGGTAAACCATCCTTCCCACTACAACGCTTACCCTATGGAGAATTTAGAAACCATCATGGGCAGTATGAGCGAGATTGAGTATAGAGGGTTTTTAAAAGGCACGATAGAGAAGTATCTATATCGGTATGATCTAAAGGGTAAACCTGCGGAAGATTTGAAAAAGGCGCGTTTTTACTTGGATGAATTGATTGAAAGGGTGGAGGGGAAGGAATGAATATAGGCAAATTTAATCTTTTTACAGATGATGAATTGTATGTATTGAAAAGGCAAGCTATTGAGGGTTCGTTCAATATCATGATGCTGGGTGGATATGATAAAGAATTCAAAAAGGCTCACGGCGAAATGCTAAATGGAATAATGGGCGAAATTGTGAAAAGAAAAAGGGGAGATAAGGAATGATAACAAGCCTATCCAGAGGAAACATCACTATATTTAAAAATGGTATCTGGGTATACGAGGACGGAACACCGGCGGACATAGATAGGCCGTGCAAGAAATGCGGAAAGATGCCAACGCCAGAAGGATATGACGCTTGTTTGGGATATGTAGAGGGCGTGAGTTCTGTGTGTTGTGGCCATGGAGTGGAAGAAGGATATGTGATTATGAATAGCGAGGTGCAAGAATGAAGATAGAGGCAGCCAATTTTAAGATGATCGAGTCAGAGCTATATTGCTACAAGGACAGCCTCAAATACATTGCTGACATGGAGGATGATATCATCAACTCAACAGGAGGACAATCAGAGATACATGCCTCAGGAGTCTCTGACATCACAGGCAATAAGGCAATGAGGCTAGCATCTAATAGGGAGCTGATAGAGTGCAAAAGGAGAGTACAGGCAATAGATTCAGCCTTGCAGATTGTCAGTATAAGTGGAGAGTCAAAGAAGTATGAGATGATCAAGATGAAATATTTTGATAAGAAATATACAGACTATGGCATCCAAAAGGAGCTGCCTATCAGCAGGAGAACATTTTACAGGTGGCGAAAAGATGTTATAGAGCTGATAGCATTTAATCTTGGTTGCAGGATTTAGGAGGAGGGGAAAAGCCTTATGTGATTATGAGATAATACATTGGCACTAATATGGCACTATCGAGCCTATAAACCATGATATATTTATATTGTCCTAGATCATAACATGCAGCCCATGATTACTCCTTTATAAGAGAAAGCCATAATTGTATGGCTCTTTTTTATTTATATTAAATTAACAGGAGGTTAAGATGATGAGTCCATCAAAAGAATACATATCATTCAGATGTTTAACATGTGGCAAGACAACAATATTATTACTGCATGAGATACAGCAATCTCAGTCTCATGGCAGATATATAACATGTGGACATGATGGCAGGCATGCAAGGTTAGTAGAGACAGGACAGTATGACAATCTCAGAGAATGCATGGAGGATCAGAGAACATATAAACATGAGAGAGGAATTGTAAAGGAGACTAAGTGATGGATGAGATTACTATACTCTGCAATAACTTGGATAAGTTTGGAGATGCATTAGCAGATGTCGGAGTAGGACTCCTATCAATCCTTGCAATAACAATCATCCTGTTATATCTCAGCCTGCTCAAGAGGTTAAAAAAGAAATGAGGCAGGTACTGATCAATGCAATCATGACAGGCAATGTGATGATGTTCTATAACAGCAGGGAATGGAGAGCAAAGAGATCAGCAATACTCAAGAGGGACAACAATGAGTGCCAACATTGCAAGACTGCAGGCAGCTATCATGCAGCTGAGGAGGTACATCATATCAAGCATCTAAGGCATGAGCCATCATTGGCATTGATAGATAATAACCTGATAAGCCTATGCATAGCATGTCATAATGTGCAGCATCCTGAGAAGTTACATCAGCAGGAGGCAAAGGGATTTGTCAATCAGGAGAAGTGGTAATATATTCTAATATAATTATATATTTTATTATTATTTTAATATAATTCACTAAATTATTATATTTGTTTTATTTTTATACAAAATATACCCCCATGTCGGGAAATCAAACAATTTAAGAGAGGGTATACAA